CCCCTAAGTTGGGTAAATGCGTTGCGCATGATAAGCTGGTTCTTGCCCTTTATCTTTGGCTTGCTGGCTTCGGCAATTTCACTCTCGCTGGCCTCATGGATCACGCACGTTGTGACGGCATCTCCATCCTCATCAATGCCAAGCTCAACCACTTTAAGTTTAAACGTAAAGACTGTTCCAGTTTCCATGTCGCGCTGCTTGGTGGATTTCGCCGTGCGCAACCCCGTAACTTCGTCGTGGTCTAACTCTATCTCAGAATCGGTAGCAGCGCGCAAACTGCTATGCCCACGCGCACCAGCGGCTTTATCCTTCCCCGAATGATGCACAATTGAGACGTGCGCCTTGGTAATGATCCTGAGCTTATCGCAATTCGAAATGACACTTGTCATTGCTTCTGGTGCATTCTCATTACCACCAGCCATTGCGCGACTGAGCGTGTCAACTACGATCATTTTGAGTGGGCCGTGTCGTTTAGATATTTCGGCGCAAAGCTTTACGAGTGACGCCATGTCAACGTCTGGGTCTAATAAGTTTACTGGAGACGGCCTGACAGCCAATTTAACGTTGTTTTGGTCGGGGTAATGCTGTTTTAGGGCTACTACCCTATTGTGGAACGCCATACCCCCCTCAGTCGCCAAATATAATACAGATCCGCCATTTACCTTACTGCCGTTCCAATCATTATCTCCGCCGACGTGCCAGCCCATATCAAGCGCGAAGAAAGACTTACCCACGTTCGATTGCCCATAAATGACGGACATACCGCCCTCGGTGAGCCACCTCTTTATGAGGTAGTTTCTTGAGAGTTGCGGTACTGCATCCTCCGGCATAAATATTTGATCCATCACGTTAGCGACAGTCAGCGCCTTTCTGGTGGCTTCCCTGCCTTGGATGACCCACAGGTCTGAGAAATCCCAGCCCTCCTGCTCTGGCAAGATATATTCCACGCCGTGTTGTTCGAACGTAGTTTCACACGCCTTACGGCCCGCCTCGTCGTTATCTCCGGCAACCACAAGCTCACACTTTGGCTTTGATTGAGATATTGCATCAACGACTGACGGTATATTATTTGCGCTTAATGCAAAGATTGTCGGTTTATCTGTGGCTTCGTGTATTGTTGCCGCATTTGCCCATCCCTCAGTGATGTAAGCGAAATCCTTTATCGGGCCACCTATGACGCTGAAATGACCGACTACGGGCATATTATAGCTAAACTTCTTCTTACCTTCGGCGTCGATATACTGGTAGCCGACGCGCTTACCCGTCACATCTATGATAGATATTACAAGCTTATCGCCTTCGATTTTTGCATTGTGCAGGCTGAGTTTCTTCTTTTCTAAGTATGGATGTTTACTCATATCGTTACTTTCCGGCCAATCCACTTGCAATTCTGTGCGCACTTCTTTGCGCACTGGCGGCGCGCTAGATTGCGACGGCCAAAGGGACATATCCTTTAATTTGTCTTTAATTGCTTTGTAGTCTTGGCATTTCCTGCAATTTACTAAAACTTCACCATTAAATTCCTTAATCCAGAACCTATCGACGCCGGAACAATTTGGACACGGCCCATGAAATTCTCCCTGACTTGTTTTTTTTAATTCTAGGTTTGATATGATTGGCTGGCTATATTCCGACCAATACGCAATGGGGAACTTGCTATCCTTAATTGATTTTGCTACCATTTCCCTGCTCCTTTTTTTGGGTTTTTAGGGGCGCTCTTGTTAATATGCCCAGCGAATGGACACGCTGGGCATATTTTCATTATGACTGTATAACTACAAAGCCATTGTTTCTAAACACAGTTGACGTATCGTCGTAAGCTTTAAGTAAAAGCTCTGCTGTTGATAGTTTAGTCATTGGTTACTCTCCTTTGCTTTTGTTTTACAGATACTTCCCATAGATTAGAAATTGGTCTTAGTTTTTCCTGATCTAAGACCAAACCAATTCCATGCCCAAGGTCTTTTTTATAGCAGTTTTCTAGGAAGATTTTTTTAGGTACATATCCCGCTATAATCATTTCGTTTTCTAAATTTTCACACACAAGAACAGCGCAACTAGCTTTAAATGCTTCTGCATTTTTAAATAAAAGTTTTCCTGTTTTGTAAAATGTAGATTTAACATCTATTGATATATCATCTAGCCATAAATCAACACCTTCATCTATTCCCAATTGAAATAAGTTATGTTGAATATTGAAAGCTTTTGAAACAGCTAGTTCTGATCTTAAACCTAAATAGTCTAAATCATTATCACTCCTTCCTGAGTCACGTCTTTGGTTTTTGACACCAGATAATCTAGCCAATTGCCATCTCATTGTTGCTGCTTGCCTGCACATAGAAATTTCTTTTGCAGATAATCTAATAATCATTTAAAACGGAATTTCGTCATCAAGCTCTACGCTGCTTTTCGCAACGTTAGAAGTTGCACCGTTTTCCTTTGGCATTGCAAACGGATCTTCTTCCCGCTTGGCCACGTAACCGCCTTCGATTTGGTCAAATGGATCAACACCCTGCGCAAGCTCTTGAAGCTCTAGCACTTGCACCGCGCGCAATCTTAGGCTCACACCATTTATTGATCCCGTGTTGTACGGCACAATTGTCACCGCCAAATTCATTTTGCTGCCGGAAGTTAACATGAAATCGTCTGGTAGTTTATTTCTGGCGGCGTCCACTTGCTTCGGCGCCTGAGTTTTTTCTCCGCCGTAGCTGCCCTTTAGTTTTGTCTTACCGACAACCCTATCCTCTTCGTCTCGCTTGTAAGGTAGGTAGGTTGGCTTCTCAGGCCACTTGCGCTTCGAGTCCAGTGACGCGGCATTCTTGTAAGCTTCCATGCAGACGTTGTGTAAATCCTTCGCCGTGGCATCATCCATAACGAATGAAGTCTCATACGCGGCGCCATCGTCCATTGGATCACACTTAACAGAATTATTTTCTGCATTGTCGAAACGATAGGTTGAGTTTAATCGCGGATATTTCGCGTGAACGTTAGTAATCATATGTTGCATTTTGCAACTCCTTCTTGGTTTTGCGTGGCACCCCCACGCTGGGATCTCTTAGAAAGAATTTTCACTGTCCATCCACGCAGGCAGATGAATTGTGTTTATGTCTGGGTAGCCAGTGCCGAAGTCGTTCTGGTCAATGGCAGTTTTCATTTTTATCAAAGTTTCTATTACCCTGTTGTGCGCGTGTCTCAAATACATCTCACTGAGTTCGTGGCAGGCGACAACGTGCGGCTTATCCTTTTCGATGCAGATGAAGATGAAATTTTTAACCTTAACTTTATTTAAATTTAGGACGTGTAAATAAAAAGCTGCCTGCAAATCATAACCAAACGATCTCACAGATTTTTCGAACCCACGCGGGCTGGCATCTTGGCAAGTTTTAATGTCAATCACAATACCGCTATTTCTCAGCAATCCGTCCGGCCTCGTTTTGAGTGGAACATCAATGTCTGGATCGGTTGCGAAGAATGATGCCTCTGCCAGCAAATCAGAGTTTGTTAGTAGGTGATTTGCCATTTCATTCTTTAGGCAAGATTCCGCCATATCTGATGCAAGGTCAAAATCAGCCTCAGTGAGTAATATCTTGCCGCCAGTGTCAGCCTCTTCCTTTAACTCCGCCCAAGCCTTACCGCGCCGCGTCTCCGGCCCGCGAATAACTAAATCCTTTTCGGGTTCCAGTAAGAGTGCGTGAACGCTGGAGCCAAGGTCGAAGGCGTGGCTTTCTTTTCTTACGTTTCCAATCCAATGCGCTAAACTTTTGTTGCTCACCATTTTCACATCGGTTGAGGAAAACGCTGCATCTTCGTGATACTGTTCATTGGTCATGGCGTCTGATTTTACAATTGTCATATCTTGCTCCCTAAATAACTTTAAACTCTGAAACTGGTATGTGGGCCACTGGTTCTACGTCCTGCCAATCCCCACGATCTTTCCTGCCGCCCACCTTGGTGAGCCATTCCTTATTTGGCATTCGCACCCAGCCCATTTTGTCAGTCCACTGCACAAGTAAAATGCAGTTAATGCCAAAATCTCTGTACTGCGCTGCGGAAAGTATTTTGGACAGTGAAATCATGTAAGTTGGGTAGGCTTCCATTTTATTGTTTCTGCATTTCACCTCAACAAAGCTGGTGGCATGGTCATTTCGGGTGACGCAGAAATCCATCTTATACTGAATTGGAAGTTTAACGTAACCCGCACCACCACCAAAATTTTCAATAAACTTTTCGATGGCGTTTATTTCTTTGCTGCGGTCTAGTCGCGTTTCGTATAGTGGCCTGCTCACGACATTAATTCCCGCACGATGAAGCAGAAGGCAACGAAATCAACTTCCACCTTGTAGTCTTCACCACCCGCCATAATTGAGTTGAGGGGTATGACGCAGCGAATTGGCTTGCGATCATATTTGTAAATCAGGCAAGGTATTTTACCCTCACGCTCCGCCGCAAATTTAACCTGATCCCACCACGCAGGCGCACCACCAATCGGCGCGTCTTTGTAGCGTTTCAACTCAAGAGTAAACGGAAAGTCTGGATCGTCTGGGATTAAATCAGCGTGGCCACCAGTTCTGTACTGTTCGAGATCTCTCTTAAACTTAATGCCCAACTCATCGAAGAGGTATGATGATACCTCACGCTCAAATCCGGCGCCCTTATTTCTACTGTTAACCATCAGTCGGCCCGTGGTTGCTTGACTTCGATACCCTGATCCGCAGCCATACCGATTGCAGCTACACGCACAAACGCCGTGAAGCTCAGACCCATCTTCCGCGCAGCATCAGTGATTGCGTCGTGTTGCACCTCACTGAGACTAATTAATATCTTTTTATCGTACATTGATCTTCCCTTCCACCAAACCATATATTTTTTATATACTGGCACAACCTCTAATTATTATTGCGTAGCTTTGGGCGCCGCATAAAGGTGCTTTGCATTAAGTCTGTGTCCCTGCATCGGGACATAGAAAATTCGTAATGTTCGTAAATTATTGGATAAATGTTATTACTTGCGTAATAACAAGTTTCCATATCTTTAAAATAAATATGTGAGTGAACGGTATTGTCCTCCACATAATAAGTTAAGATTAAGACCACCCAATACATTATTTGTTTTTCCAATAAATCCAGCGATGTTGTTTCTTGCCGCGCCCATAGTTTACATCGACACTGACCAAACGACGTTCACGGTTTATCATGTTGCTATCCACTAACTTGTTTAGGTAGCTGCTGGTGCGTGACACGCTCTCACCAACAAGTGCAGCCGCCTGAGTTGCGGATAGATCCTCACCATCTGGGAATGCATCCAGTAGGCGCTGCATTTGTTTTTGGTTATATTGCTGCCTGCGCAAATCAGCAATTTTTACGCTCTTGCTGATAAACTCTTTTTCCGCACCTATTTCTTTAAAGCTTTTTGGAAGAGGCAAGTCACGCAATTTCTCAAGCCACATATTATGCTCATACTCAAGCATTGCCTTGCCCAGATGTTCCTCCGCCTCTTGTTTCGATTTCGATGCGGCGCAAAGTTTTGCTAAGTCAGTTTTAATATCTTGTAGACTTCTTCTTTTAACATTAACTGCACTTGCTGCTGCTCTTCTAGGCTTTGTAAAAAGTTCGGCCTGCCGCGCATCTCCGCCTGCTTCAGCATTATTTCCGTCGTGCGCTCCAGACGCTTTATCAGCATCTTTACTTTCTGATGTGTTTCCAATGGTTCTACCCCTTTTTGCGTTAAATTTAATTTCATATTTTTTAGATATTCTGTGAATTTTACTTGGCGTCTCGAAAAATAAATCCGCCACTTGAGCCTGAGATAATCCCGCAGATGCAGCCATCTTCACTTGCTCAATAAATGTGTCTTGATCAAATCTTGCCATTACTCATCATCCTCCATGGGTTCTATTTGGCCGGAGCCGTAACAGTTATCGCAGTTGTCTTTGTATTCCTCTATTTCTGGGATTGGCGTGTTTGGACCTTGCGGTATCATGCGCTCGTAAGTGGCCCTGCCTTCGCCTTTGCATTCTGGGCAATCTATTGTTTCTACTTCAATCATTAACTTCTCTCCCGTTTAAATTGGTTGCCCAAAAAATAGTGACACTACTAACGCGGCAACAAGGGCAATCGCTCCTGCAAGTTCTGCCGTTGGGTT